TCAGTAGGCACAAACCCTGAGCTTGCAGGCAGAACCCAGGGCGCGGTCTCTGGGCGTGCTTTTATTGCTCGTCAACAATCGGGAATGGTTGAGCTGGCTCGTGTGTTTTCTGGCCATTCTGCATTCAAAAAGCGGGTTTACAATCAAGTGTACTTGAGAATGCGCCAGTTTTGGACTGAGGAAAAATGGGTCAGGGTTACGGACAAGCAGGATGCTACTAGATTTATTGGTCTAAACGTGCCAGTGACTGCAATTGAAAAACAGTTAGAGCAACAGGCTGGAATGCCTATTGATGCTATCAAACAGCAATTCCCGGACGCTGAGCAAATGATATCGCAGGCGATACAGAATAACCCGCTGATGGGTGAAACGGTAGAGACTCGGAATAATCTCAAAGAATTGGAGATGGATATAGTGATAGAAGAGGCTCCAGATATCGCAACACTACAGCAGGAGCAGTTTGAAACTATTGCGAATCTAGCAGCAACTCGAATAGATCCTCAGATGTTTAGAGCGCTTGTCATGTTGTCATCAATGAAAAATAAAAAGGAAGTCTTAGAAATATTCGAGGGTGACGAACAGCAAGCACAAGCAAGGGCGGAAGACGAGAAGCAAGCAAAACATATACAAATGCTGTCGACTAAGATAGCGTTAGATAAAGAAGTGGCGAACACTGAAGAAACAAGAGCCAAGACTGAAGAAGCTAGAGCGAAAACAGAGGAGACTCTAAGCAAAATACCACTAAACAAAGCTAAGGCTCGTGATGAAATGGCCAGCGCTGCTGAGCGAGTTCACGGTATTGTAAACCCTGTTAGAGTTTGATACCATACCGATATGGATGAGTTTTTAGAAAGAAATGATTTAACACTAGATGAAGAGATGCAGTTAAGCAAAGGCCGGACTGCATGTGTAGCTACTAAGCCGGATGGATCAAGATATTATATTATCTATTTAGGCAAGGGAGCGCAAGCTTCATCGAAAGAACAAGCTAAAACCATGCTTATTGATGAGTTAGAAAAAAGATTTTCATAGAACCAGTCCCGCCGCCGGGGGATGGTTTTATATTTTACGGGCGACTAGTGACGACAACTTAAGGTCGAAGGGAAAATATGCTTGACGAGTTAGCTGATGCTTTTAGTGAAAGCCCTGATCAGAATGAAAATTCTGAAGCAGAGAGTGAAAAGGTCGAGAAAGATGCGGAGACGACGTCCGAGCCAGAGCAAAAAGAGACCGAAGCAGAACCAAAAGAGGACGCTAAGGAATCAGAAGAAACTGAGAACATAAGCGACAAAGAGAAAGCATACTTAGCGCAGGCGAAAGACGAACGGCAAAAGCGCCAAGATCGCGATAAAGAAATCGAGAGGCTGAAGGCTGAACTTGAAGGATTTAAGAACCCGAAAGAACCGGAAGAGCGTCCAGACGTTTTAGAGGATCAAGATGGTTATACAAAATCTTTAGAGAACACCCTTCAAAGCCAAATAGCGCAAGCTAAGCTTGATATCGGTCGCGAGATGATGGTTAGCTTTCATGATGACTATGAGCAAGTTGAGACGTTTGTTCTGGAAAAAATGAAAGATAATCCTGCTCTAAAAGCTGAATTACAACAGGCCAGCAACATACCCAAAGCTGTCTATGAAACTGGCAAGAAAATGATGCAGTTTGAAGAGATTAAAGGGTTTAATTCTGAAGAGTATAAGGCAAAACTCAAGGCTGAATTATTGGCTGAGATGAAAGCAGAAAGCGAACAGAAAAAATCTGAGGATGACTATAAGCCTAAGTTGACGCCTTCTTTAGCAAACGCAAGAGGCAGCACAATCGCAGACGAAAAAGAGGTAACAGACCTTAGTGATTTGTTCTGACTCTAATCAATTTAAGAGGTGGCCCTAATGGCTAATTCAACAATTAGCTCCGGCAACAAAACAACCCGCTTTCAGAGCGAAGTTCGCCGGGAGTACGTAAGAGAGGGCCGTTTTGGTCCTTATATTGGGAATAGTGCAGATAGCATTATACAAACAAACAAAAACCTTAAAAAAACGTCCATTGGGCTTATTGGCAAGCTTAGTGGCGGAGGTGTTTCGGGTTCGTCTCAGTTGGTTGGAAGCGAGGAAGCATTATCTAACTATGCGTCAATCGGGCATCCAACATACTGGCGGAAAGGTGTACTAGTTGATAATGAAGAAAATGAACTCGCTGAGTTTGATCTTTTCTCTGAAGCCCGCCCGGCGCTTATGAACTGGAGCATGGAGAAAAAACGAGATCAGATAATTCAAGCAATGGGTGCAATTGAAGCAGGTGGCACCTATTACAACTATGGCGGGTCTGAAGGTGCCTATGGGTCTACTGCTGCCTCGGCTGGCAATATGGACACCTGGAACACTAACAACCAAGACCGTATTTTGTACGGTTCAGCTGTTGGAAATCTGACCGCAGGAGATCACACAACATCCTTAGCCACGATTGATACAACCAATGATAAGCTTGATGCTGATTTGATCTCGCTGTTGAAGCGTAGAGCGAAAACCGCAAACCCGTTAATCAGGCCAGTCATGGTAAAAAGTGATGAGCCTTGGTTCGTGATGTTTGTCGGATCATTTGCGTTCAGAGATCTAAGGTCTGATCTTGATACTAGACATCAGAATGCAGCACCAAGAGATATAGGCAAAAATCCGCTTTGGACTGGCGGTGATCTTGTTTATGATGGCGTTATCATCAAGGAGGTTCCAGAGATTGACTCGGCCTTTATTGATGGTGATGGCAGCGGTTCGCCTTGGGATGGTGTATGGGGCGCAAATGCTACAGGCGATTCACTGGCTACTGCTGGGGATTCATCTTCAAGGGTCGGCGTTGGTTTCTTCTGCGGAGCTCAGGCGGTTGGTTTTCACATTGGTAGAATGCCATCGTTCAAGCGACGAAAAGAAGATGACTACGAGCATCAAAGCGGTGTCGGTGTTTCGATGAAGCACGACATCAGAAAGATTTTCTACAACAACAAGCAGCACGGCATGATCACATCATTCCATAGTGCAACTGCTGATAGTTAAGGAGAAGCACAATGGCTGATATAACATACTCAGGCACATCTACAATCCGCAGAAATCACGCTAGCCCAGTACTGGGTAAAGGTGATTCTGGAAACTCTAAGCTTGTTACTACGACTGTTGAAGTAGCAGCAAGCGCAAGCGGTTCCACTTATAAAGTTACTCGGGTACCTTCTGGTGCTCGAATAGCTGGCCTTTCCAATATCTATTGGGATGATTTGGCCACCTCTGGCTCCCCAACTCTTGATTTTGGTGTGGCTTCAGTTGGGTCTAACATTACTTCGGACCCTGACGGGCTGAATGATGGATTGGCGGCCTCTGCTACTGGTTCCACGGCCTTAGTTAAAGATCGGGCGAACTATGGCAAGCGTGCCTGGGAATTTGTAAGTGGGCAGACTTCAGACCCAGGCGGGGAGCTTGACATATATTTCAGTGTGAAAGATGCGGCCACCAATGCGGCTGGAACTGTTACGCTTGATCTACTTTACACGTTAGACTAATAAAACGGGCGGCTTCGGTCGCCCTTTCTTTGGGGAGGTATAATGATATTTGAGTACGTTGGAACTGAAGATGGGCCTGATTCTATTGTTTTTCACGGGATCCAATTTAGTAAAGGAACGACTGTTGATGTGCATGACGATAAGGTGCTAGTAATACCCAAAACAGGCAGGCCAACTGTTCAAATAAAGTTAATTGATAAACTTATGGGCAATCGGTGCTTTGTTGCTGTTAATTCTAAGCCTGAGCCTAAACAGAAACTCTCACTCAAAAAATCCAACGAGCAAGAATTGATTTAATGCATGGTGAGCTGTCAAAGGATGTTACAACTGTAGATTTTAATGATGCGGATATTTAAGGGTATCAACTGGTGCGAGTAGCAATTGTCGGGGGATCACCTTTAACGCGAGATTTGGCCCCATATGATGATTCTGAATGGCAAATTTGGGTTTTAGGTAATCAGATAGATAGATATGCAGATAAGAAAGCAGATCTTGTGTTTGAAATACATGAAAACTTACAAGAGCATGGAGACCCTGAGAATTATCTAGAATTTGTCAGTGCATATGGAGCGCCTCTGGTTGTTTCAGGGGCTTATTCTAAATGGGGGGAAGTTTACCCATACGAAGCCGTGAATGAATTAATGGGAGGGGAATATTTAACGTCTAGCCCTGCTTACATGATCGGTTATGCGATATTAAAAGGTGCAAGAGAAATTGCCATTTATGGCGTTGAGATGAGTATTGATGACCATGAGTATTTTAAACAACGTCCTGCAATGTATGCGTGGATCGGTTATTGTAAAGGTCTCGGCATTAAAATCACTATTCCTGAAAAGTCAGGGTTATTTAAAGAAAATTATTGCGAGGGTAGAGATTGGAATAGCGCTATTGATAATGGGGTTTTTTCAGAAGATTCTTTTGTGAGAATGGAACAGCGGCATAGAGAAAAAATTGACGAGCTAAATCAGCAAATTGGTAGGCATGACGGTGCCGCTCAAGTTTATAAAAACTTGCAAAAAGTTGCTAGAGCATATAAAGCTGGTGCAAACGTTGAGCTTGTTGGCAATTTGGCGGTGAAATAATGGCGGATCTTACAGTTAGTCAAATAGTGGAACGGGCAGCATCAGAATTAGGGAAGAAAGCCACAGGCCAATCAATTAAGGGCTCGGTTTCTTCGGAGCTAACCCAATCATATCAAGAAGTTTGGAAAATGCTTCACAGAAAAGGTCTAGTAACTTGGAGTCAGACCGATGATGTCCCAGAGGAATATTGTAACCCGATTGTTTTTTTAACAGCAGCTCAAAGGCTTTCAGGCGTTTCTAATGATAGGTTTTCCAGAATCTCAACTCAAGCATCAAGAGCGGTGAATATTATCACGTCATTAAAAGAAGGTGTCTGGATAAATCCAACAGAGGTACAGGACTATTGACGTTCCATTGCCGATTCTGGGCGCATCATACAAACATTATTCTCAGGATTTAAGCTCACAGACTCTCAAAAATTGGTTTGTTGAAATTAATCAAGAGACCTCAAAGCCTGTTTCTTTGCAGCCATTCCCAGGTTGGGAGCAGTTTTCTGGTCGTTCTGGTGCGGACGGTGGTGCTTATACTTGGAATGGGATTACTTACAAAATCACAGACACCACATTATATTCTGTATCATCAAATGGCACGGAGACATCAATAGGCGCGATCAGCGGCACAAACGTTTCTACATTTGCGGCCATATTTGATGAGCTAGTTATTTGTCGAGATGGTAATGTTTATTCATATGATGGTGCCACGCTCACGAAAGCGACAGACGCTGACTTTCAATCACCTAATTTTGTTGATTTGATTAATGAACAGGCGTTGTATGACGGCAACAGCAATCAATTTTGCATATCGGACGCTGGGATATTAACATCAATAAACGGGCTGAATTTTGCTACTGCTGCAACTCGTCCCGGCACTCTTCAGCGAGTCGTTACATTTAATGAAATTATTTACGTTTTTACAGACACCTATGCAGCTAAATGGTGGAATACAGGATCAGGCAACCCACCTGTAGACAGAATTACTAATGACGTGGTTCAAATTGGACTTAAAGAGCCTAGATCGATAGGTCGCAATAAGCGGTACATGTACTGGCTCGGCACTGATTCTGCTGTATACCGAACGGTAAACGGGGAGCTGAGCGAGCCAGGGACCATTCCGCTAGTCACTGAGTTTTTTAAATATAATACCTCTGGCGCAATTGGTCTGTGTTACAACTTGCGAGGGCAAGATTTTTATCAATTGTATTTTCCAGCAGAGAATAAAACTTGGGCATTCAATGAGTCTGGCGGCTGGTTCGAGATCACTAGTGGAGTAATTGAAGCAGGCGTTGCAATCACATCATACACTGAAAATTACGGTAAAAAACTAATTGGCATTGGCGGTTATCTGTACGAGCTTAAAGATGGCTTATATCAAGCCAGCGGCGACCCAATGATACGAGAGCGAGTTTCAGACAAAATCACCTCGGCGTCTTTATTTGGTGCTGAATATGCAGGGCGTATGGTTGAGCACAATTCAATATCTGTTACGGCTGAGGTGGTCGGCCTGCTTGATGATGCCCCACATATGATCATTGGGTTTTCTGATGATGGCGGTAGGAATTACACAGATGTGTTTGTTGAGGGCGGCGAACTTGGCGAAAATAGCTACATGTGGTTGTTTGAGCTTCATGATCTTGGCAGCTCCCTTGATAGGCGGTACAGGGTAAGAATTTCAGATAACGTCAAGGCATCAATTCAGGGCGGAAGCATGGAGGTAAACCTTGGCATCTAATCCAGTACCACTGCTGAAAAGCTTGGCCGACACTGACCCGGCAAAGAGAGATGTTGAATCACTTAGGATATTTCTGCAGTTGTTGCGCGAGCAGATTGGCGGTGATGCTGCGTTAGATAATCTAACTAATCAGATTAATGCTAATATTGCTGATATAGATACTAATTCATCAGACATATCAGACTTGCAGGACGCCGACATAGAGTTAGACGCACAAATTTACGCAAGGATTACTTTAAGAGTATGATTAAGCTTGACGCAACGACAAAAACACTTGAAGTTAATTTAGATTCAGCGGTCACGTCTAACCAGCTGCCAATTTATGCCACTTATTCGGATATAAACACTTCAACGTTTGTGCCTTCGAGCGCTGCAAGCACTGACACGCAGACAAACGACACAACAGCGGTCACAGCTGTATCTGCTCCAGCGGAAACAACCACGAGAAAGATTGATTTAATTACGATTTACAATGCCGACACCGTGGCGGCTGATGTTACAGTGCAGTTAAATAATAATACCACCTTGCGGACTCTGGTTAAAACAACTTTACAGGTTGGCGAAACTTTGCAGTATGCGGACGGTGAGGGATGGTCTACTGTATCAAAAAAAAACATTCCTGAATTCGTAAATACAGAATCCACATTAACGGCTTCTAGCACCTACACTTCAAGCTGGTTTTCTGATGATAACACAGATTTGGGTTTGGCTGTTTATGCTGATGTTTTTGGCACTGCATACCTGGATTTTTCAAATGATGGCGGAGTAACCGTACACTCAACATATCCGGTTACAGGCTACCCACTCGCACAAGGGGGAGATGGGAATTACAGAACCGCGCACGTTGCCAAAAAATTTGGCAGGAGTTGGCGGGTCAGGTTCATAAACGGTTTGACAAATCAGAGCGCATTTAGCCTCGTTGTTTATTCTGGGAATAATCTTGGAACACTTTATACGACTTTGAGCAATACCATATCAGAGCATAGTGATGCTCAATTGGTGCGCACTATATCGGGGTTTGCGGATGACGAAAAATTTGGTTTTATCACTGGTATGGACCCATTAGACTCACCGACTGATGTTTGGGCTATGGGGAATGATGGTTTTGCGAACAAACTAAACAATAAAACATTTCCTAGTTCAGCGGCCACACTGTACATAGCATCAGATGATTCTGCTGATATATCTTTGTATGTTACGCTGATTTATAATGACTCTAATGATGTGCAGCAGGAAGTCGAGGTGCAGCTTGATGCAACAGACGCACAAACGGCAGTCAATACGGGCGTGAGCGCCATTGACTGCAACAGAGCGTATTTGTCAGGCGATGATGAGACGGCAGCGGGGAATATTTATGTATCAAGGAACAGCAGTTTTACTTCAGGTGTTCCAAGCACACTATCAAATACATTAGCACTAATACCTGCCGGACTTGGGCAGACTCAGCAGTGCATGGATAGAGTACCAGCATACAAAAAACTCTGGATAAAACGAGTCTTTGCATCGATTAGCCGAACCTCTGGTGCTGCTGGAAGTGCAGACGTTTATTTTTTGGTCAAACCTGCTGGCGGTTCATGGCGCACTTACAGGCCTTATAGGATGACGACAAGCACGCCTGTTAATCAAGAGTGTGCTGGGTTGGTTTTCGATTCAGGCTCGATTGTTAAAATGGTTGTTGATGAGGTTTCGGATAATGACACTAATGTTTATACATCATACCAATATGAATATCTTAACGCTGTGATATAAAACCCATGAGTAATATTATTTTAAAAGTAGAATTAGCAAAAAACGGTGCAGATCCGATGTCTGTATTAACGCATCCAGAGATTTATGATTGCATATCATCAGATAATGCACCGCCCGCTAGCGAATGGACACCTGGAGACGCGCATTATTTATGTGGCTATTTAGGGGATTTGTGTATCGCCACTATGGTATTTCACCCTAAAAATAGCGTATCATGGCAGTGTCATATCCAGGTATTGCCTGAATTTAGGCGTAATTCTGATGAATTTGCAACTAAAGCGTTAGAATGGTGGTTTAATCGTGCTAACCTAATGCTAGTGGCTGAAATACCTAGCCTTTATCCCAATGTTATTTATTTTGGATTGAAGCATGGTTTTAAAATAGATGGAAGAGTAGATAATGCATATATGAAAAATGGTAATTTACACTCTATATACTATTTAAGCAAGGGGCTTCCTGATGTCTTGGGTTGAAGATAATGTTATTGATCCCATCACGGGCAGCTCCGCCAGAAAGGCATCCGAAGCGGCGGTCAAGGCTGGCGAAAGGGCGGGCAAGGAAGCTATAGAGCTTCAGCGAGAATCAAGAGATTTAGCTCGCGGAGACTTGCAGCCTTTTAGGGCTTTTGGTGAGTCGATGGTGCCAGACATCCAAAGCAGGCTGTCCACACCAGTTGAACAATTTCAATCCAGCGATCCATCGCAGATAGGCAAAGACCCTTTATTTCAAGCGCTATTTGGCGAAGCTGAGCGAGCGATAACCGCAAGGCAGGCGGCAGGCAAAGGGCTAGGCACAGGCGACACGCTTAAAGACTTAACTACTGCATCATTAGGCATAGGCTCGGATATATTCGAGCGAGGAGAAAATCGAAGGCTTCGCGAATTTGGGGTTAATCAAGGTCTCAACCAGCAAAGAACACAAGATCTATTCAACGCACTGATTCAGGGCCAGAATGCAGCAGCAGGACAAGGCACAGCATCGCTTCAATCAGGGGCGCAGATATCAGACCTGATAACAGATATAGGCAGTTTGCAAGGTGCGGGCGCTGTGGCTAATGCAAATGCCAGAGCTAGCGGTGTGAACAATCTAATCAGTATTGGGAAAATGTTTGGGTTGGGGGCGTAATAATGGCATTGAGAGTTGATATACCACTGTCTGCAAAAACAGCAAACCCACTAGCCGCAATCAAAGCGGGGCAAAATGTTTTGATTGGTGATCAAAATCTAAAGGCTGGCGAGCAGCAGCAGAGGATGAGAGAGCTACAAATTGATAAAGCATCGCAGGACATGGTAACGCAATCCATGGTTGATGGTGCTTTGCAGCTTAACGAGTTCTTAAAGGCTGGAGATATCGAGGGTGGCGCACGTGCTCTTCAGGGTCGGATCCAATCATTAACTGCCAGGGGGCGAGATCCAAGCGACTCAATGAACGCTCTTGAACGTCTACAGCAAGGTGATATCGAAGGCGTACAAAATGACATTAATTCAATACTTGCTATAGGGCAGCAAAGGGGGATTTTAAAGCCATCAGCTAGAGAGGTGTTCTCAGCAACTACAGTAAATATGCCCGGCGGATTAACGGTTCAGACCACCAATGCCGGGCGGAAGTTTGTGACAGATGTCACAGGTAGAGAGCTTCAAGGCGACGAAGCAAGGAAGGCTGTTGTAGCGGCAGAGCAGAGAGAAATTGAAACCCTTCGTGCAAAATCGACTGTTGATGTAGAAGAGGCAAGGCAGCGAGAGGATATCAAGCAAACGGCCAAACGTTCATCAGATTTTATATCTGAAATATCAGAAAGAAATAGAAACGCGGCCAGAGATCAGCGAAGGATCAGAGAAGCGGTTCAACTATCAAATCAAGCAGGCGAAGGATTAACGGCTGCGGCAAAAGTTAAACTTGCTAGGTTATTCCCAGGAATTGATATTCAAGATGAGGCAGCGCTAGACTCATCCTTAACTCAGATTGCTCTTGATCAGTTGCAAAACTTCAAAGGACCAACCACAGATTTTGAGTTTGGCGTTACTCGTGACATATCCGGCCAGTTTTCAGACCCAAGAGATGCGCGAAATGCAAGATTGAAAGCTCTAGAGAGAGCCACATGGTTTAATCAAAGAGAGTTTGACCAATTTCAAAAACATCAACGGTCAGGTGGGACAGCAGACAATTTTAGGTTTAATTTTGGCGAGCAAGTATCAACCAAAAAAGGCAATTACACCCTCGAAGATTTGCAAGACACAGCAGTAGCTAACCATATTTCAATCGACGAAGTATTGCAGAGGCTGAATAAATAATGCCTGTCATTGATTTAGGTACAGGCGCTTTAGAGTCGAAAGAGCCAGCTAGGCCCGGTGGAAATATTATTGATCTTGATACAGGCGGGTTTGTTGATCAGTCATCGCAGATGGAAGCCAAACAGGCCCAAACTCAGGAAACAACACAGCCATTAGAACAGCCAGCCACACAAGAAAAATCCCTAATGCAAAAAGCAGTTGGAGAAGTGACGGAGGTAATAGCCGGAATCGATAGATCATTGCTTCAGCTTGCCGAGTTTATCCCGGCTACAACGTTCGATGCCATTGCTGAGATTGTTGGGAGTGACGTTAGATCCTATCGTCCATCTAAAGCGCTAGTTGCAGAAAAAGGCACATTCGGAAGCGAGTTTTCTGGCACTGTCGGAGAGTTTGCGGGCGCAGGCGCTGGAGGCGGGGCGCTGGTTAGGGGTGCAGTAAAAGTGATACCAAAAGTAGCAGGAGCTGCGGATTCAATAGCGCTTGCAGCGGCCAAGCAATTGGCTCAAGGCACAGTTGGCAAAGAGGCATTAATAGGGGCTGTTTCTGGCGCTGGAGCTGAAGCAGGCAAAGAGGCTGGTGAAAAAATAGGCAAAGAGCTTGGTGGAAAAATAGGCGGAGAAACTGGCGGGCAGATTGGGATGCTTGCCGGGTCCGTTTTAGCGCCAATGGCTGCCGGGGCGATTGCGCCGAAAATCTTTAGTTATCAAAAGATAACCCCTAAACAGCAAAGCATCATAAACGAGCTAAACAAAAACCCAAGAAATCCAAATATGGCCAAGTTTTTGATTGTGGACGGAAAGCCAAAAGTATCAGCGGACCTGAAGAAAGCAGCCAAGCTTTTTGGAGGGCGCCAGGGAAAAGAGTTTGTTGCTGTAGTTAAGAACGCATCTGGGCCAGACAGAACCGCTGTTAAAAAAATGATAGACGTGATCAAGGAAGGCCGCCAAGACCCGATCTTCAGAGATGACAATAGGGTTGGTGATGTTGTTGGCGAGATACTGAGCCGACGAGTGACGGCATTAAAATCAATTAATAAAAAAGCTGGGCAAGCAGTTGACCAAATAGCGAGAAACGAACTGAAAGGTAAAACTGTTGATTTAACTCCAGCTAGAACTGCGTTCAAGTCTCAGATGGATGATCTTAGAGTTTCTTATGACCCCATTAAGGGCGAAGTAGATTTTACAGGATCGGCGCTTGAAGGCTCAGGCGCTGGGGCATCGAGAGACCTTATCAAACGATTAGCAATAAGACTGAAGAATCCAAACATTGATGCAGGAGACGCCCATTTTATCAAACGTCTAATAGATAAAGAGGTGACTTTTGGGAAGAGCCCAGGCGGTCTATCTGGTGAGATTGATTCATCCATTAAGGGCTTACGAAGCGATGTTAATTCTGCGTTACGCAGGGTCTCTGAAAAGTACAAGCAAGCCAATATAAAATACAAAGACACTATAGACGCCTTAGATAATCTTCAGACTGCTGCTGGCAGAACAATAAACCTTGAATCGCCAGAAGCTTTGGGCACCTCTCTTCGAAGGCTCACGAATAACACAAATTCACGAAGCAAGTTGTCACCGTCAATTAATGAGATAGATGATACTCTCAGAAAATACGGCGTGAATTTTAAAACTGATATAAAATTACTAAATCACTTGGCGAACTCGCTGGAAAACCGATTCAAACTTGAAGGCACTACATCGCTCAAAGGTGTCGGCTCTCAGGTCGCAGAACAGGCGAAAAAAAGCAATTTTGCAAGAGGGGTTGAGGCTGTTGGGTTTGTTGCTGATAAAGCAACCAAGGCAGATGAAGAAAAAGTTTTAAATTCCATTTTGAAGATTTTAGATTAAACGGGAATCACAATGGCCAATAGTTACTCAGTAAATTATATTCCATCGTTCTCGTTAGCAACTGGTCTGCCTGCTGCCTCTTACTATTTTAAGGCATACCAGGCAGGCGGAGTCAGTACAGCATCAACAACTTACACCAGCGCAAGCGATAACACAGGCGGGACTAAATTTCAACTTAATTCATCCGGGCAGCCTGCAAGCGGAGGCACTGCTTTTGCTCCGCACTTTCGTGAATCAGTGGATGCCTGGATTTTCCCAACGTCTGCTGAAGCCGATACAGATGATACATCAAATGCCGTTCAGGTCATTGATGCTAGCTTGCTTGTTCAAAGCTCGCGTCACCTGGTTTTTAATACTGTTGCTGCCATGGCTGCTGATACAGGGCTTGTGGTTGGGGATAGAGTCAGAACTCTGGGGTATGCGTCAATTGGTGACGGTGGAGGAAATGATTATAATATTGTTGCGGCGGCAACAGGGACGAATGACGGCGGTTCATATATAGACCTAGCCACATACCAAGCTAAAGGTTTATTCCTAGGTGGTCAGGTTTATGTTAAACAATTTGGCGCAACAGGTGACGGCGTAACAGATGATACATCAGCATTTCAGGCTGCAATTAATTACATTTTAAGATTAAATGTTAATGCTGGAACTTTTCTTATATCTGCGCCTTTAACCAAAGACGCGACAGGGTTTAAACTACTCGGAAATAATGAAGGTACAACGATATTAAAAGCTGACGCGGGCTTTACTGGCTCGTATATGCTTAATTTGGGGAATGGTACAGTCAGCAGATATTTTAATGATATTCGATATATATCTTTTGATGGTAACAGTGTTTCTAATATCGTTGGTCTCTATTTAAACAGGGTAAATAATCAATCAAAAATATTTCACAATCAGTTTCAAAATTGTGCGGTTGGAATTAAAGGCGAAAATTTAGCGTTATCTAACATCTGTAAATATAATAAATTTGGCGATGGCGGGAACACTATCGATATTCAACTTGTCGGAACAGCAGGGAATTCATGGACCATAGAGCAAAACTATTTTACAGCAGGCGGTTATGTTTACCTGAACGGGTCAATGACCGATGTTAAATATATTAATAATGTTAGTGATGGCGACAGTTATCTATTAGCCGACGGTGCCAGCGGTCAGCGCGGGTGTCAAATATCTGGAAACCGCTTTGAAAACACAAGCAATATCCCTGTTCAATTAGGTCTAGTGCGTGGCCAGAAGATTCATGATAATTATTTTACTGGGTCCAGCTCTACCGCAACTGCAATCCAGATTTCAAGCTCGTCATCACTTCAAAACTGCTCGATTGAATCTAATTGGTTTGAAAACTTTACAACAACCTACATAACCGCATCAAGTTCACCCGCTGATCTTATATCACTGTTTAACAATACAGACGATGGCTCAGCCACCATGTTTAGTGGGAACAGGACGGCAACTAAAATCCATGAAAATTTAATAACAGAAAATGACTCGCTGAGTATTAGCGCTTCAGAGCTGAGTTATTATGACGGTAGCAAGCCAATTTTCAGCAAATTCATAAACAAAACCGGGGTGACTACGGGTAGCGCTCAAAGTTTTGCTACTATCACTGTACCTGCAACTGAAGAAGGGGCCTATACCATCGCTTTTGAAGGGATAGTTGGTTTTGCTTCAAACTCTACCGCGACAGCATCTATTGGCTTTAAAAAGGCTGTTTCCGTAACACATAACAATGCGGGGACACCAGCATTTGGGGTGGTCTCAGATATATACTTGACTGATTCAGCTGCTGGGGCATCAGGTACTAGAGACATATCAACAGTAGTATTAACAACGGTTAACACCTCAGACACAGTATGCACCTTGCAAATAAATATCGGGGTAACAGGTACAGGAAATGTAGATCTTATCGGTGAAATCAAGGCATATTGGGAAGGATATTCATCAAAACCGTCAATAGTTCAGGTGTAATTAATGCTGCAAAACATAATTGTATATACATCAATATTAATATTCGGTTTAACATCCGTTTATTATTGCTACACACAGAATTTAAAAAAATCTATTTTGTATCTAATAGTTGCGTATTGGATATTATCGATAGGACTGGCTTATCACGTAAGAAGCTTTAATGAAGCAAAAAAGGAATTAGAAAATGAGCTTGATCGGAGATGTGGCTAAGTCTGCGGATACAGTAGCAAAAGCGTTTACGGGGGATATTTTGGCAATCATAACACTGATTGTGGGGTTGGTTGTTTTAAAAATAATATGGCTGATATGGTTGACGATGAAAGCACAATCTAGCGACAGATACAAAACAAATGCTACAGAAGAAAACAAACGGATTGATGAACGATGCCAAGCTAAATATCTCGAATTAGAAAAATTGAAAGCTGATCAATCCGCTCATAAAGAAAAATTAGATGGTTTAGATGTCGAGCTAACGTTACATAAACAAATGACTGGCAAAGATATAGATAGGATCGATAAGCGCTTAGAAAGTGTGTCAGCAGATATCAAAGGGCTTACAGTAACAGTCACAGAAACCAATCGAGGCGTAGGGCAGGTTCAGGCTACGTTAGATTTAATTTCAAAAAAATGGATTCGTGATGATTGATATTACAGCAATTATATATAGAAAAGCGCGGCAACAACAAATTACTGCCGCAAAAAAATCTAGATTCCATATTCCCCCGCTTTTTGTTTGTCTATAAAATCTGCTATAAGATTTACTACTTCCGCGTTTCCTTCCCGTGCTGCTTGGGTCAGAGCCGTGTGTCCATAACTATCTTCATGATTAGCATCTATACCATCAACAGCTAACAAGAGCTTTACCGCTTTCACATTTCCTTTCCATGCCAACCACATGAGAGCAGTTTGTCCATATCTATCTTTATAATTAACATCTATACCATCAGCAGCTAGCA